CGGCGTGGATGGCCATTTGCAAACAAATGTGCTAATGTGCAGAAAAGTTAGAGGATGATGACATGAAACCATGTAAAGGTTGCCCCACCCCCGCAGCGTGTAAACGTGCTGGCAAATGCCTTGCTAAAAAATACGGAAAATAAGTTATGGGTATTTTTGATTTCTTAGGCGACATTTCGTCAAAGCGCAGCAAAGAGCTTGGCCTTGGCGGCCTGCAGTCTTTGCTTGGTACGCGCGGTGCAGCGCAGGCTGGCGCAATTGGCGATGAGATGATTGGCATTACGAACAAAGACAGTTTGCCGGGTTATTTTAATGAGCAGACGCGTGAGTATGTGCCTTGGTACGTTGATTTGTTTGACGGCGGTGGCTTAAACGCTGCTGGCGGTCAGGCTGAGCAAGAAGCTGCGCAATCTGGCGCTATGGGCATTACGCCCGGCGGCGCTCCCATTCAGTCTCCCGGTTTACTAGCAAATAATCAATTGTCTGACATGGAAATGGCAAACCGTAATCGAGCTGCACAGATGGCACCGGGTTTAGGCAGTCAACTTTCTGATATGGAAATGGCAAACCGTAATCGTGCTTCTCAAATGACACCGGGTTTAGGCAGTCAACTTTCTGATATGGAGATGGCGAACCGTAATCGCGCTTCTCAAATGACACCGGGTTTAGGCAGTCAACTTTCTGATATGGAGATGGCGAACCGTAATCTCGCTTCTCAACAGGCAATACCCGCTTCTGGCGGTAACATGGCAATCAATACTCCAGCTGCGCAAGGCCGAGATCAAATGATTGCGGATCAAATAGACTTGCAGCAATTAAACGAGATGCAGGCTCACCCTCTTTATCAAAATTTTGCGCAATCACCCTTTGGAGAGGGCGATAAAAAATACTACCCGGCAGAGTTTTTTAAATACCTTCAAACGCAGCAAAGTGCTATGCCTCAAGCAAACCCACTTCAAAACAATGCTGAATATCAGGAGTTTTTAAGACTTTTTTCTAATAACGCCGGAAATGATTTTTTGGCAGGCCTAGGCCCTGAATTTGCGCAACGACTTGAAGATCCAGAATTTATTCAAAGAGTTTTTGAAGATTATATGCGGTCGCGTGCTAACTAGGGATTACGATAAATGGCAATTACAACTTACGCAGAGCTACAGTCTAGCATCGCCAACTGGCTTAACCGCGACGATCTTACGGCGGTTATTCCTGATTTTATTTCTCTCGCAGGGAAGCAGATTGAGCGTGAGTTGCGTCACTTTAAAATGATAAATCGCGCAACCGCTACAATTGATAGCCGTTATTCTCAGCTTCCATCCGATTGGCTTGAGACTGTTAGGTTTCATATTACTTCCGGCACGACTTACCGATTGGAGCTTATTAGCCTAGATGACATGGTTGAGTATAGGCAAAACAATTCGAACACTTCTGGGACGCCAAGATTTTACGCCCACGTTGGGGATTCGGTTGAAATCTACCCAAGCCCAGATGGCTCGTATGACACAGAAATGATGTATTATCAAAGCATTCCAGCTTTGTCTGACAGCAACACGTCCAATTGGGTTCTTGAGCTGGCACCAGACGCCTACCTGTATGGCGCGCTATTGCAGGCTGCGCCTTATTTGGCTGATGACGCTCGCTCTCAAGTTTGGGGCGGTTTGTACAGTGGGGCTGTGAATTCTTTGCAGTCATCCAGTGACCAAAGCAAATACAGCGGGTCTGGCATTCGAATGCGTGTAACGTCTTATTGAGGGTGCGATTAAATGTCATTGACTGACGCATATGAAACTCAGGCGTTAAAGTATTTGTTGACGTCAGATAGCCTGACCCGCCCCGCCGCTTGGTATGGCGGGTTGTTTACGTCTGACCCTACTGACGCGGCAATTACCAGTGGCGAGGTTTCGGGATATGGTTACTCTCGCAAGGCATTCTCGTTTTCCGTTATCGGAGACACTGCAACAAATGTGTCTGCGGTGGATTGGCCTGCTGCAAAAGGTGGAAGTTGGGGTACAGTTACGCACATTGCAATATTTGATGCGGCTACGGACGGAAATATGATAGTTACGGCTCAACTATCATCACCGATAGAAGTTTCTGCTGGTTCTGTGGCAAGGATACCGGCGGGCGACTTGGCAATATCAATCAACTGAGGACGATCAAATGGCAATTACAACTGCATTATGCAACAGCTTTAAGACGGGAATACTGGGCGGCGTCCACGATCTCGATACTGACAGCATTAAAATGGCGCTTATCAAGGCAACGCCAGCAGGCACATATGGCGCTGCAACGACCAATTATTCCGACGTTACTGGAAACTCGGACGAGGCGTCTGGAACAAATTACACTGCTGGCGGCAATGTGTTGGATAACATTTCAATTACGCTAAGTGGCTCGACTGCAATTGTTGATATTGATGACGAGGTGTTTGCAAACGTAACTTTGTCGGCTGACGGCTGTATCATTTACAACGCGAGTGCGGGTAATGCTGCAATTTCCGTTCATGACTTTGGAGGTACGAAGTCTGCAAGCGCGGGTGACTTTACTGTGGTGATACCAACGGCTGACGCCTCTAACGCCGTCATCCGCATAGCGTAGGGCTTAGGCTCCCGCCGTGGCAATTGCGTTTACACTCAATAGTTCATCTAGCGGTGGGCGGCAGGCTGGCATAACGCTGCCTGCTACAGTTTCGGCTGGCGACCTTTTGGTTGCTATGCACTATGACATTACCAACGAAACAATCCCTTCAGCTCCATCTGGCTGGACCTTAATTAACAGCATTACCAGTGGAGGCGCAGCGGGTACTCTTGGCATTGTTGCTAAAATTGCTGATGGCACTGAGGGCGGTGCAAGTCTGTCTTGGCTGCCCGGTACTGATAACAACTACGCAGCCTTTTCACTAACGCCAGACGCAACAATAACATCACTTGGCTCTGTAACTGGCACGGCATCACAATCTTCCGCAGGCTCTACGTCGCAAACAGCCCAGCCGTCATTGGCAACGTACCCAGCGTTTGTTATTTACGCAGGTGGGTCTAATGGAGCAATAAATGTTGCTCCAAACGGTGACTTTAGCGAAAGATTTAGCGGCACTGATGGCATTGAGCTTAATGCCACATTCTACGACGTGGGAGACAGCACTGCTGACTTTTCTGTAACCACGGGAGATACGGGGCGGCAAACGCAAGCTCTAGGCAATTTAAATTTAAATTTTTCCGTTTCTGTAAGTGCAAATGTTACTGGAGTTGCTGGGACTGGAGCTGCTGGAACATTTACGTTTTCGATTGACGGCTCTGCGGCGCTTACAGGCGTCTCTAGCGCGTCTAATGCTGGCACCATGTCAGTGGGCATCGGAACGTCTGTAAGCGTCTCTGGGGCGGCTTCCACAGGCTCTGCGGGCGTCTTAGACGTAAGGACAGGAAAGTCAGTTGAGATTGGCGGAGTTGCCGGCGCTTCAGCTGTAGGGTCTGTCTCGATAACATCTAGCTCCCTAGCCCCAATTGTAAGCGCAGCGGCCACGTCTGAGATTGGCCAGCTTTCAATTGGAATATCTGGGTCAGTTTCTATATCTGGAGTGTCAGCAGCAGCCTCCTCAAGCCCAAATTGGGTCTTTGTTGCTGTTGTTGTAGAAACATCGGCTTCTACTGAGATTTCGGTCAGTACATCGGCCACTTTGCTTTACAAGTGGAATAATGTTCCAGATCATGTTAATAGTTGGACTGACGCTACTGAGCCGACCGACAGCTGGACTGACACTCCAGCAGTTTCGACTTTATGGCAAGATGCAAATACGCCGTCTGACGAATGGACAAACGCGACAAGCTCGACGCCCGAGTGGACGCCACAAACGACTTGAAAGGGGTAAGATATGCCCACTACTACAACTAATTACTCTTGGTCAAAACCTGTAGTCGGGGCGGATGAGGATGCGTGGGGCGGTTATTTAAACGCCAATTTGGACGCCCTTGACACACTGCTTTCTGGCGTCACTGAGGCCGAGTTTACTGTTTTAAATGGGACAGCCAGCTATTTAGACGTGACAACAATCGGGACCACCGAGGCAAGCCGTGCAGCAGTCACAGACGCAAATGGTGACATTTTATTTTCAGAAGAGTTGAAAGCAAAAAGCTACAACGAAACATATTTGGCGCTTACCTCAACTAGCAACGCGGTAGCCCTTGACTGCGAAACGGGAAACTCTTTTAGTCACACGCTTACCGAAAGCACATCGTTTACGTTCAGCAATCCGCCAGCAAGCGGAACGAGCTACGCAATGAGCATTGAAATAAAGCAGGATGCAGCGGCAAGCGGGTTTGATGTGGGATGGCCCGTTGCGGTGCAGTGGCCAGATGCGACTGCTCCAACCTTAACGGATTTAGCCAACAGTGTTGACGTTTTTGTGTTTACGACCAGAGATGGCGGCACAACGTGGCTGGGCTTTACGGCAAGTCAGAATTACTAGGAGCCAACAATGGCCACTAAAAAGAAATTAATGATGGCGGCATCTGGCGGGGCTTCCGTAGACTATTGGCGGTTCAACTTGGATTATGCGTCATATAATCCGCCTGCATCGTTAAAAGGCGATGTATCAACAGCTGATCCAATTAATAGCGGTCCAATTACTGGCGAAACAACCAGCGTCAACGACATTCAATTTAATTCGTCTGGAAGCGCTATGTATTTGCTGGACACAAATGAAATAATTGAGTTCCGAGTTATTGATCCAGCGTGGCACTTGCCTGATTTAAATGTTGGAATTAATGACACGATCACAAGCGGCAATGATGGGATGCACCTTGTCGGCGGCAAAATGTTTGCCGTAGAGGGTGGGTCTGTTTACGAGTACACAATTTCCGGCGGAACTTATACATTAGCTCACACTTTAGACGTAAGCGCGCAGGAAACTGATGCCGCTGGCATTTTTGTTGGGGATGACGGATCAAAAATGTACATTGGCGGCGTGACCAGTAACAACATTTATGAATACACCCTATCTACTCCATACTTGCTATCGTCGGCAACGTATGTTCAAGCCCTCGCCGCTGGTGCCGGCACAATAACGTCAATCCGCTTCCGTAGTGATGGTTTGCGTATGTATGCGCAAAAAGGCGTTTACGACATACATCAATATGACTTAACGTCCGCTTGGGATTTATCAACCGCATCATATATCCAAGAGTACACGCCGACTGATACGGCAGTCGGCGTTAAGGGGCTTTGGTTTAGCGACGACATGAGTACAATGGCTATTGGCTGTGACGGAGATAATAAGGTTTACCGTTATTCTATGAGCGGCGCGACTATACCGAATAATTCACACGGCGTTTCGTTCAAGACTGACGGTACAAAAATGTTTATTTCCGGCAGCTCTGGCGTGACGGAATACGATTTAAGCACAGCTTGGGATACATCGTCTGCCACGCTTGCAAACACTTTGGCAGTTTCCGGCTTAGCCGGGATTTATTTCAAGTCTGATGGAACTCAAATGTTTGTGGTTGATAACACGGCAGACAGCGTTAAGGAGTATGCACTTAGCACTCCTTGGAGTTTGGCGGTTTCAAGCGTGACGTTGACCCATGAGGAAGACATATCTGCGGAAAGCCCAAACCCTCTTGGTATTTCGCTTAGGCCAAACGGAAAAGTTATGTTTGTCACGCATGGTGCGCGGGTTGACCAGTATGAGCTTACTGTGGCTTGGGACTTATCAAGCGCTGCATACGTTAAGACCTCTCCGGGTTTGACAGACGCTAATGACGTTGCATTTTCCCCAAATGGTTTGAGAATGTTTTTAACGCAAGACAGTGAAACGGGTTTACGTCAAGTGAACCAATATCAGCTGGGCATACCTTGGGACGTAGCAGCGGCCACCAGCGTAAGACAGTTCAATATTTCCACAATGGCCGGAGAAGCCAAGGGCATCTTCTTCAACGAGGATGGAGATAAACTTTTCGTAACCCAAAGTAAGCGTTTGTTTTCATACGCTTTAAATCAATAGACCCAGCATGAACAGAAAGGCACCTTACAATGTTCGTTAAAGTTACAGATGGTCTGGTTGACCAATATCCATACACGGTTGGGGATTTACGCCGCGACAATCCAAACACCAGCTTTCCGCGAAATGTGCCAGAAGCTCGAATGGCGCAGTTTGGGGTTTATTCTGTTAGTCATCAGGCTGCACCTAGCTACAATCCGTTGACGCATAGGTTACAAAGTAGCCTTCAGCCCGTATTGGTAAACGGCGCATGGGTTATTACAAAAACCATTGTGGAGCTTACCGATGCTCAAATTGCAAGTAATACTGCTTCGCAGGCTGCAAATATTCGCCGCCAACGCGACACATTGCTTGAGGACACTGACTGGATGGCTCTTTCTGATGTAACAATGAGCGCTGAAATGGCTGCCTATCGGCAATCTTTGCGCGACATTACAAATCATGCTAACTTCCCTTATCTTTCAGAGGCCGACTGGCCAGTAAAACCTTAATGGGGAACCCGACATGCCGCTAATTCCTCTGAACATACCAAAGGGTCAATATCGGAATGGGACTGAGTACCAGTCTCAGGGCCGATGGCGTGACGTGAACCTTGTGCGCTGGCACGAAGATGCTTTGCGCCCAATTGGTGGATGGAGGACCAGAACTGCCATTGATTTTGAGGGAACGCCAAGATCTATTTTTACATGGGCGGATAATTCAAACGACATTTACATAACTGCTGGCACGTTTGAAAATCTGTATGTTGTAGAAGCGAACGGAACTAAAACAGATATTACCCCTGCTGGCTTTACTTCTGGGCGTCTGGACGCATCCATTAACCTTGGTTATGGCGGGTCTTTTTATGGCACTGGTCCATACGGAGAGGAAAGGCCGCAGCTAATTGCACCTTTGCGCGCCACGACTTGGGCGTTGGATAATTGGGGCGAATATTTGCTGGCAATGTCTCCTGATGACGGCAAGCTATACGAGTGGCAACTGGATACAGCAACGCCTGCGGCTGTTGTTGCCAACGCGCCTACGGGCTGCACGTCGATGATGGTCACAGAGGAGCGTTTTGTCGTCTGTTTCGGCGCTGGCGGTGAGCCTCGCAAAGTTCAATGGTCAGACCGCGAAGACAACACGACTTGGACCCCCGCCGCAACAAATGAAGCTGGTGATATTAACCTGCAAACCAACGGTGAGATTTTAAGA